AACAGCTACCGCAAATTACATAACCTGTTAATGAGCAAGTAATGGAATCAATTACCGAAAATATCAACCGAATAGGCCGCTTTACCAGTAGCGAAATTCACAACCTGCTTTCCGTTAACGTTAAGAAAGACGGATTTGGTAAACCTGCACTAACTTACATCAACGAAAAGCGCATAGAACGCCGTTTAGGCCGCTCTATTGATGTAGAAAACAACGCAAAAGCATTAACCTGGGGTAAGGCCGTTGAAAAGTATGTGCATGAATACCACCTGCCAACTTCATACAGCTATTGCAGCACTGAAACAATTGCACATCCTGAATACGGTGATTTTTGGGCCGGTAGTCCTGACCATATCAAATATGACGAAGGAACAACGGTAGTGGATATTAAGTGCCCGATTACACTTAAAAGTTTCTGCACGTTTGCGGACCTGTGGGATGATGCACATAATAAAAATTTCTCACCAGCCTTAGACCTGCTACAACAACATCCCGACGGCGAAAAATACTACTGGCAGTTAGTTAGCAACTCAATACTGCTTAATGCTAAGTATGCTGAATTGGTAGTATTCTGCCCTTACAAAAAGGAACTGCAATCAATACGCGACTTTGTCAGCAAGATTGACGGCGACCAAGCTCCTTACTTCTGGATTGACCGTTCACGTGATAGCGAATTGCCGTGGATACCTGATAACGGATATTACAAAAACCTATACGTATTCCGCTTCGAAGTTCCTGAATCCGATAAGCAATTATTAACCGAAAAAGTAAAAGCAGCCGGTTTAATGCTGCCAAAGATGCTTAGTTGAAAGTCCGATGTGAATCGGCAAGCGCGGGTGTCATGGATTGTAAAAAATGCACCGCAACCTGGCACCGCGCTTTTTTAAAAGATGTTTATGGAATTTGTTAACCACACATTTATTGATGGCAGAAAAACAACCGGGTATATAGGTGCTAACTATTACTATCCGCATGATGAATAACGGGAATTATTTAGGCTGGAGGCGCTCGGTAAATGGTGGGCTGAATTTACAAGGCTAAGCACCGGTGAACCATGGGCGGTAACCGACAATATATTTTTTGATATGCAAGTGGAAAAACAATTAAAACTATTCTATGCAACAACCTAACGACATCCTGCTTTTTGAATCGGTGCTACGGTCTATGTTCCTGCTAAGGCTTATGGGGCATGAAGTAGCCTACATGAAGCAGTTAAGCGGCAATAAACGCCGAACATTTATTGAACAACTGGACCTTACCAGGGGCGCAATACTTAGCAATACGTCAAGAATGAAAGCATTACTGCCTAAAGCAAGCGAAGCTATAAATGGCATTGTTGAACACAGCGAAGATAAGCTGCAAAGTATAGGTGCTGTAATGCACATGCTGGCAAGTATGCCGGAGGAAGAGGTAAGCAAGCTTGAGGATTATATCCAGCAGCAGCATGACCTGTTTTATAAATCAGTTGAAACTAACCAATAAAAACAATAGAACCGAGATGGAATACAAAGAATTTTTAGAAGGAAAGATTAAACGAAATATAGAAAGTGGAATTGACGTTGATGAAATTCTGCTTAACAAATACTTATTCCCATTTCAAAAGTTTATAGTTAAACGAGCATTGAGAAAGGGTAAGTATGCTGTATTTGCAGATTGCGGACTAGGCAAAACAATAATGCAGCTTGAGTGGTCAAGGTTGGTCGTAGAAACTACAGATATGCCAGTTATAATTCTTGCACCATTAGCTGTAGCTGGTCAAACTATAAAAGAGGGAGAGAAATTCGGAATAGAGGTAATAAAATGGATTGATGAGTTTAATTCTTTGCATAACATACCGGCCGGCATATATATAACGAACTATGAACAGCTTGAAAAAATTACAGTAATAGATGATTTTGCTGGTGTTGTTTTGGACGAAAGCAGCATACTTAAAAATTATGAAGGCTCTCTGAAGAAATTGATTATTGATGTGTTTTCCGATACCATGTATAAGCTTGCTTGCACAGCTACGCCGTCCCCTAATGACCCAATGGAATTAGGAAATCATGCCGAATTTTTAGATGTGATGAGCCGTAATGAAATGTTGGCAATGTATTTTGTTCATGATGGAGGAGATACAGCAAAATGGAGGCTTAAAGGACACGCCATAAAGCAATTTTATAGGTTTATTGGAACATGGGCAGTAATGCTTAATAAGCCGCATGACATAGGGTTTGAAATGCCAGGGTATTATCTGCCTGCTCTTAATATAGTTGAAAGGCAAATAATTACTCCTAAGAGAAATAATGGAAGCCTTTTTAATGACGCAATTATATCAGCTACAAACTTTAATGATGAATTGCGGATTACTAAATCTGAAAGGTTGCGGTGCGCAGCAGACATTGTAAACAACAATAAAGACGAAAACTTTATTGTTTGGATAAAGCAAAATGAGGAAGGAGAGCTTCTTAAGAGTTTAATACCGGGCGCTATTGAGGTTAAGGGTAGCGATAGTCAGGAATATAAAGAGCGGATGTTGCTTGGTTTTGCCAACAATGAATTTCGGGTGCTAATTACAAAAACAAAGATTGCACAGTTTGGCCTTAACTACCAAAACTGCCGAAATCAAATTTTCGCATCTCTTGATTTTTCATTTGAGGGATTATATCAAGCAATAAGAAGAAGCTATCGTTTCGGTCAAAAAAATGAAGTAAACATCTATTTAATAACTACAGACACAATGAGCAACGTTAAAAACGCAATTGATGTTAAGCAAAAACAGTTTGAACTTATGCAGCTAGAAATGAGTAATGAGATTAATGAAAACATTAATAACCAATCTTTAGAAAGCAGCAAATATGATATTGAATCAGTGCAAAATGAACACTATTCTATCAAAAGGGGAGATTGTGTTCAACTTATAAAAGATGTTCCTGATAATGCTATAGGTCTAAGCGTTTTTTCTCCACCATTCGCAGAGCTATATACTTATTCTTCACATGTTGAAGATATGGGTAATAGTAAAGACTATAACGAGTTTTTATTGCAATTTGGGTTTTTAGTTAAGGAATTATACAGGGTTATGAAGCCTGGCCGCAACGTCTGCGTTCATTGTATGGATTTGCCCATTCAGAAAGGGAAAGAAGGGTTTATAGGGCTGAGAGATTTTAGTGGAATGATATTAAGGGCATTTGAAGAATGCGGGTTTATATATCACAGCAGAGTTACTATATGGAAAGACCCTGTTGTAGAGATGCAGAGGACTAAAGCCTTGGGCTTGTTGCATAAGCAGGTTAAAAAGGATAGTACAATGAGCCGGGTTGGGATACCAGACTATGTAATGATTTTCAGAAAGGATGGTGAAAGAATAGACCCTGTTACAAATATTGATTTGCCAGTTGACTTGTGGCAAAAATATGCAAGTCCAGTTTGGATGGACATTGACTACGGTAATACTTTACAGGGTATCAAATCTGCAAGGGACGAAAAGGACGAAAAACATATTTGCCCGCTTCAATTAGATACCATAAGCAGGCTTATACACTTATACAGTAATAAGGGGGACATTGTATTGACGCCTTTTATGGGCATTGGAAGCGAGGTTTACCAAGCTGTAAAAATGGGAAGAAAAGGAATCGGATTTGAGCTAAAAGAAAGCTATTACCAAGTAGCAAAAGCGAATATTAAATCTGCTGTTATAGAAAAAAATCAGATGCAACTGCTATAAGATTTCCATATCCGTTTTCCGCTCCCGGTAACCAATCCGGGGCGGTTTTAAAAAGCATTGTAAACACTAAAGTGAACTGAAACCGTGGCAAGAAAGGCGAAAGAAGGATTGGAATATTACCCGCATGACGTGGACATGTATTCTGACGATAAGGTGAAGTTATTACGGGCAAGGCTTGGAATTAAAGGCTATGCAGTTTATACGCTGCTATTAGCTAAGATTTATAGAACCAACGGTTATTGGATGCCGTGGGGCGAAGATGAAGCACTTCTATTTGCTGAAGACGTGGGTGGCGAATGCCAGCATAGCTTCGTGAATGATGTGGTGCATGAATCGGTTAAACGTGGGCTGTTCGATGCAGACATTTTTGACAAGTTCAAGATTCTTACCTCAAAGGGTATTCAGGACCGTTACAGTCTGGTAGTTGGTTTGAGTAAGTTAAAGCGACCGGATATTGATGCAAAAATCGATTGCCGCAACATCTCAAAACTGCGAAAAATAATTCCTTCCGTATTTATTGGCAAAAGTTCGGAAGAAATCGCGAAAACTTCCGAAGAAATCGCGAATAATCCGGAAGAAAGTACACAAAGGAAAGGAAAGGAAAGGAAAGGAAAGGAAATAGAAAATTTCGCACCACAACATTCAACTTTTCTGGAAAAGCTTTTCAGGCCTGAACAGGAGCTTGACCGAGAAAATATTGAAACGTTTATCCGAAATAAGGGACTGAAACAGGAGTGGGCAAAGCAGTTTAACGCTTACCTGCATACCAACGGCAAAGAGCATTTGCAATACACGGAATGGCGGTCGCATTTCGCCAATTGGTTGAAGGCTCAAAAGCCGGAGTTTTTTACCGCTGCGTCTACCTTATCACCAAAAATAAAAAAGGAGGTTTACTGATGGTAACCAAAAGTAAATACTACAAGGCAATTGCCGAATTGCAGGTAATGGAGGAAAAGCTACGCCGTTCCTATTCACCATACCTGTTTGGTAAAGTGGAAAAGCTGAGGTTAAAAGTGGAGCGGTTAAGGGTTGAATTTGAAGGATTACAGGTAAAAATGGAAATCAAGTAACGTGGAAGAACGCAAAACATATCGTAAAACGCACGGAAACGCCGATTTTGACGCGAATCAGATAGGTAAGATACAACCTCAAGCCGTAAGCCTTGAAGAAGTAGTTTTAGGGGCCTGTATGATTGAGCGGAATGCGGTGGATGATGTGATAGACATCATTAAAACTCCGGAGGTGTTCTATGTGGATGCCCACCAGCACATCTGGAATGCGATTAAATCAATGTTTTACAGCAGTTCGCCTATTGACCTGCTAACGGTGGTTCAGGAGCTTAAAAAGCAGGGAGCGCTTGATAAGGCTGGTGGCGCTCTTTATGTCAGCGGCCTTACTAACAAAATAGGCTCCTCTGCACACATTCAGGAACACGCCAGGATAATAGTTGAAAAATACATTGCCAGGCAGATAATATCTTCTGCACAGGAAGCAATGCGGGCGGCTTATGACGATACTACGGACGTATTTGAACTGTTAGACGCAACCACGGCGGCAATTGAGAGAATAAGCTCCGAAACGCTTACCACCGGCCAGCAGTCGTTCATGGATATTGTTAGCGACGAATACAATAATGTTGAAAAGGCAGCAAAGGAACCTGACCACGTAATAGGGGTGCGCACCTACAGCCCGCGGTTAGATAACGCGCTTGGTGGTTGGCAGAAAGGATCGCTGAACATTATCGCCGGCCGGCCAGGTATGGGTAAAACATCGGTATCATGGCATATAGCTTTGAACCAGGCAAAACACGGTATTCCGGTAGGGTTTTTTAGCCTTGAGATGACAAACGGCGAGCTGATTCGTAAAATGGTCGGGTCGGATACCAGTATTGACACCCGCGATATTAAAAAAGGTAAACTGAACGACCTGCAGTGGCAGACCTTAAAGGATTCGCTGAAATACTCCACAGCTTACCCGATTTATTTGGAGGACCGTTCGGGCCTTACCATAAACCAGATTATTGCGATAACGCGCAACTGGGTTAAAAAAAGCGGTGTGCAGGTTATCTACATAGATTACATCGGTAAGATAGGCACCTACGATTCAGGCAGAAAGTTCGGCACCCGGGAACAAGAGGTGAGCCATATCAGCGGGCAATTAACGAACCTGGCAAAAGCATTGCAGATACCGGTGGTAGCGTTAAGCCAACTAAGCAGACAGGTGGAATCACGACCCGATAAACGACCATTATTATCAGACCTACGCGAATCTGGGGCTATTGAACAGGATGCGGATGTGGTGATATTCCCATGGAGGCCAGAATAC